GGAGTACGCAAGAAATAGGCGCCGTACGCTACCGCGAAGGGGGCCCTGGGGCGAGGAGAAGCCTCCACTGGTTGATGGTCCCATAGACCACAAAACTTTTTCTACGATTACAACAATGTCACAATTCGAAAATGCTTTGATCGTAGTTCAAGTTGTCCCACCTACAGAGTATGTGCAACTGTTTGTGGATTGGGTGTTGTCTCTGGACGCGTCGTTGAGGACCATCTTTTGGTGGTTCTGGATTGCGTTGTTGCAGTGGCTTCTCAACTTCTTTGGCCTTCTGGGCCAGCAAGGAGTCACGTGGTTCGAGTTCTCACCTTGGGTCTTCTACCTGTTCTGGCTACCTTCTATGGTAGCCAGGTACTTTGGTTGGATCTGGTGGTTTTGGGCTTGGATGGCGTGGGCCTTGTCGAAGTTGTGGGAGCATGTCATTGGGCGCACGACTCTAGGTTGGTTACTAGAGCTTGCGGCCGCTTGGCTATACAGAGGAACGCTTGCACCGCCGCCAGTGCTTCAGGCGGATGTTCCCCCCCGTTTGTCTTTGGACAGGGGGGAAAATAGGTCGCATATCCTTGGCATGGGATTTGCGGACGAAGCAAATGTTGTGCATGCCAGCGCAACGGCGGGCGGGTTAACACCTTCCCGGCATCGCAAGCGTTCAGTCTGGACCAACAGACTGCAAGCTTACCTGGGCGGCCGCGGTGGGACCGTGGGCAGGCTCGTCACTAGGCGGTGGGTTCCAGACCTCCCTAGTGCCGACCTCCCCGGTCCGGCCAACGCCCTTCTGGGTTTGCTTGATTGCGAAGCGAAACTCCTTGGTGGAGGAGTGATGCCAACTTCGGGAGACGAGCACGAGGTTTTCCTCGTGGTTGAGACTGAGAAGGGCAGACTTGTCATTTGCCCGGAGCTTCTCGCCTCCCTAACCTTGTACGCATGCTTTCGCCCGCGCACACAGGAGCTTCTCGCGGGACTTCGGTCCCGCGCGCGTGAGTGGTTCGCCACGAAGGGAATACCCGCTTCGGCAGCGGTGTTTGCACTACCCGACACGGTAGTTGCTTCCTTCGCGGAGACTGCTCCAGAGCGCCTGGCCCGCGAGCGTTTGGTTGTGGAAGAGGATCCACCCTCTCTTTAGGGAGGCCCGGTTCGTATTCCAGGGTTGTGTTGGGGGACTCCACCTCCAATTGCAACCGGTGTCCTAGACACCAGGAAGGTCGACTGGGCTTCTTGTTCAGAGAGTCGTAGGGAGATGTGGACAGCTTACAGAGCGCCTTTGCAAGGGGCTTTTGTGCCAGTCTGTAACCGTCCATGTCCGCACAACGAGGTGACCGCACTTGCAATGCGGACAATGGGGGAGGTCCCTGCCCAAGTGTTTGGGCCTGTGTCTGCCGGATCGGAGGCAACTTGGCGTCAACTTATCAGGTTTGCGCGCAGATACAGAGACGGGGCTCTCTCCTGGAGAGCCACTGCCGAGAGCTATTCCGGAGCTCTCCGGCGTCGATACCTAGAGGCCGCCAGGTCCCTTGAGGAAGATGGTTTGTCCGGCTACCAGGACTGGACCATCAGGGCTTTCCTCAAGACGGAGAAGAATAGGGTGCCAGGAAAAGCTATGAAGCCCAGGCTGATATTTCCCAGGTCTCCCAGGTACAACCTGGAGCTGGCATCC